GGGGAGTGTTGATTTTATTATTTTAGGTCACCCAGAAACAGAAGAAGAAATATCTAATGCTGTTAAATGGATTGTTGATGAAGATGAAAATCAATGTGCAATCTATGGAGATAACAATGATGTTACATGGACAGAAATTAAAACAAAATATGATGAGGTAAAATTATGAGTTCGTATTTAGGGCGTGGACTTGAACAAGTAGATAATATTAGTAAGCTCGATAACCTCACATTCAATGGTGGTACAACATACGCCTTAACAAAAGATAGTGCAGCATTTACTCCTATAAGCAGTAATGCCATACTAATTTCTATAGATGGTGTAGTACAACAAGGTAACTTTTCGGTATCTGGTACTAACATAGTATTTAACTTTTCTCCTACTGGAAGTAACACTTGTGATTTTATTTTACATTATGGAACTGGCGTAGCTTTTACTCCAGCTGATAGTTCGGTAACTAAAGTGCTGGTCAAAGCTATACATTAACTTTACCAGCTACTGCTCCAGCATCTAATAAAATAATGCAAACAGATGGCTCTGGTAATTTAAGTTTTGTTGATACTCCTAGTGGTAATTTTGTTAAATTAGGTACAGTGACTACTAACAATTCAAATGTTTCAGCATTAACGATTGATAATTGTTTTTCTTCTACTTATGATATGTATAAAATTGTTGGATATCATAGTGCAACAAGTGGCGGTGCTCATAATTATTTTAGATGGAGAACAGGTGGGTCAAGTGGTTCATCATATACAACTTCTGATTATCAGTGGATAAATGAGGGCTCTCACATTAAAGCTGAGCCATTGTATGAAAATTATTATAATTGGAATTACTCTTCAAATCATGGAAGAGTAGGTAGTGCTCTTGATGTTGATTCAAATTCATCTTATGTAACTTTTGATTTACTAGTTTCTGACCCAAATACTAATGTTATGAGTAGAGCACAAGTTACTGGTACATCATGTTTAAGAATGACAGCAGATGATAAATGGACAACTCATCATGTAGGCATAACAAATGCATCAAATGTAAATGCAACAGGTTTTGAAATGACAGTTTCAACAGGTAGTATCAATTATGGTAGAGTAACTGTTTACGGATTGGCACAATAGGATTTAAAATGGTAGATTATAAACAAATAACAATAGTAGGCAAAGAGAGTAACAAAAAAGTTGCCCTTACTTCTGAAGAACAAACATTTAAAGATGCAGAAGAAAAAGCATGGACAGATAGTTCTGCCTATAGAAAATTAGGTTACATTAAAAATTTAAGAAAACTAAAACTAGAAGCAACAGATTATATGGCAAATTCTGATTATACAATGCCAGATAATATAAAAACTTGGCGACAAGAACTAAGAGATTTACCTCAAACATATACTACTGAAGAAGAATATAATGAATTACTTGCTACTGATGAGCAAGGTTACTTAACACATACAGTATGGAGTAAACCATGAGTTTAATTAAAGTAAAAGGAAGTTCGGTAGAAGCTTCTTCTTTAACATCAATACCAGCCGCAAATCTTACAGGCACTTTGCCAAGTATTTCAGGGTCTAACCTAACTGGGATTAGTAGTGCTTTAGTTCAAACTGGAAGAACATTATTATCATCAAATACAAGTATTACTTTAGATAATTGTTTTACAAGTTCTTATGAAAATTATTTAATGGTGCTTAGTGATATTAATTGTACTGTTGATGACCAAACTTTACAATTAAGATTTAGAACAGGTGGTAGTTCTGGCTCAACTGATACTGCTAGTCAATATAGATATGCTTGTCGTTATTTTGATGATGATGGTACGCCATCAAGCAATACTGGAGTAGACCAAAGTTCAATTAGAATAGCTGATGGTAGTGAGGAAAGTGCGGCATGGAAAGGTTATAATGGAACATTTACAGTTTATCAGCCACAATTAAATACATCAACAAGAATGGCTGGGTCTGGAAGTTTTACAAGAAATACACATAGTGATGAGGATATAGTTTCAAGTCATAATGCTATGCATTACGACAGCAATGCTCAACATACAGGAATATATTTATATTATAGTAGTGGCGATATTAGGGCTGGTGCTAGTGTTACTGTTTTTGGAATAAATACAACATGATTACTCCTAAACATTTCTGTGATTGTGGCAAAGAAGTATATTGTAATTGTATACCATGCGAAGTTTGTAACGATGTAAAAGAAGATTGTACTTGTGATAAGAGAGAAAATTCTAATGATTAAATTAGTGATGGCAATAATAATAACCACAATGCCTGGTTGGGAGTCTGTAAGATATACTGGTTATTTATATCCAAATATGGAAACTTGTTTGTCATCTACTGAATTACATGTTGGGCAATACAAACAAATTGCTAAAAATAGAGGTGATGACGAAGCACATTTTAGTTCAATTTGTTTTGAAGTTGACTCATACCCCATCAAAAAATTTAACAGCATGATACAAGGTACATAATGGCTGAGTGGGAAAAAGAAATTGCTGAACTTAAAACAGATGTAAAATACATAAGAGAAGATGTAAATACTATGCAAAAACAAATAAGAGATTTAAATTATTCTGCCAACACAGGAATGGGTTTTTTTAAAGGAATAATAATTATAGGATCAATACTAGCTGCTATATATACTTGGTTAAAAATAGTTGATTAGTTTTGGCATATATAGAAAATCTTAACAAAGTTAAGAAAGGTTTACAGTCAGAGTTTATTGCTGCTGCATGGCTTACTGAAAAAAATTATACAATTTATTGGAAAACACAGGACAATGATGTCATTGATCTTGTTGCCGTACATAGAGTTAGTGGAGAGGTATTAAAGATAGATGTAAAAACTGCATCTATTCGTAAGACCTGGAAACCTGGAACTATTATATCAAGAAACATATCCAAGTATCAAAAACAATTAGGAGTAAAAATATTATATGTCTTTAAAGATGGCAGCTGCCGATTTAAATGAAGTAAAAGAAAGAATAAGATCTCACGAGGGGTTTGAGTTAGAGCCTTATGTGGATACATTAGGGTATCTCACAGGGGGGGTCGGCCATAAGATTTTACCCTCAGAAGAAGTGCCTACAACAGAAGCTGGTTGGTTAAAATTATATGACCAGGATTTTGAAAAAGCAGTAGCAGCTGCGGATGAGATTACCCCAGAAGATATTCATCCAACAGCTTTCGGTATAGTAATTGAGATGATTTTCCAGCTTGGAAAAAAAGGCTGCATGAATTTTGTTAAAATGCATAAAGCCTTGGCTGAAAAAGACCATGTAGAAGCAAGCATACAAATGCTTGATTCCAGGTGGAGAAAACAAACAAAAGCTAGATGTGAAAGTTTAGCAGAATTAATGAGGAGTATAATATGAATACAATAAAAGAAATTTGGAACGGACTATCTAATAGAGGTAAAATATTAGCTAGTTCATTAATAATAATATTTGTTTTAATAATTATTAGTAATTTATAATGTGGCAGTTATTAGCAAAACCTCTTTTGTCTGTTGCTGGTGATGCAGTAAAAGGTTTCGTAGAGACTCGCAAGCTAAAGGGTGAAGTAAAGATTGCTCAAATTCACGCAGAAAAAAAGAAAAATGAAGACATAGCTGCTGGAAAAATTAAGTGGGAACAATCAGCTGTCGATCAAATGAAAGGAAGCTGGAAAGATGAGTTCGTGCTTTTAGCATTAATGATTCCCGCAATTTGTTCATTCATAGGACCACTACAACCACATATAGCAGAGGGTTTTCGTATTCTTTCAACACTACCGGATTATTACAAACATCTACTTTACTTAGCTTGCAGTGTTAGTCTTGGTTATAGAGCTGCGCCAGGAGTGATGGGTTTATTTGGCAAGAAGAAGTAAAAAGAAAACAATCACTTTACCTGGTATGTGGTTCTTTAGCAAAACAAGACAAGATCAAGAAAAATATAAAAGACAAAATAGATTTTCCTCCTGTATCAATCACACAGATGACCCCATATTCTCTAAGGATCACATGAGGACCTGGATGTGTGGAAAGTGTTTTTTTAGTACCAAAAGCTAAATAAACAAGCTCTCAGAAGCTCACTAGAGGCTTTGTAGAGTATCGCCTGTGTGATTGTACCCCCTTAATTATTGTAAAATTGGCCGATTTTATTACTAGCAGCTGTTAGTGATTTTACGTCTTGCCAGTTCCTACCTCTCTCATAAAGCAGCGTCATATGTTTTGAACTATGATCTAAATGTGATTTACTTGTATCTTCTAACTCTAAATACTTTCTAAACTTTGCACCTAAACTTCTAAAATCGTGTGTGCTTATATTTCCATTCCAGCCAGCAATCTTAAATAATTTTTTAATATTATCTAAAATTATATGATATGTTTTATAGTTACCATTACTAGCTGGTAACATAATATTTTTTGGATTGTACCATTCTCGTAATTCTTGTAACCATTCCTTATAAATCTTTGTGTATTGTTCAGATAAAAAAACAACATTTGCATAACCTTTGTTTGCAAAATCAGTCTCATATATTCTTGGTAAATATTCCATAACATTAGTTTTTATATCAACTACTTTATCAATAACAAAACCATTTAATTTAACGCTATAATCTTTTGTTTCTATTGGTATTATTTTTGATATTCTTTGATTAGCTTCTACTAAAGTTCTAATTGTAATATAATAAAAATTACCAGGATACTTTGTACCATCATAACTAGACCTTAATCTTGACACATCTAATACTTTATTAATTAATTTAATTGTATCATTTGGACTATCTGTTTTTAATATATCGGGTACTTTTTTCTTTCTTCTTTTCCATGCAGACT